CCATCTCCATGTGTCGTGCTTGTCATCACACAGCTTTGCACACGCCTCACGCTCTGCCAACACAGCCTTCCTAAGCCCAACATCCAACATGCTTTGCATGGCATCCAAGACCAGCCGTGCCGCCTCAGTCACATCAACGCCATCAGCCACTTCAATGCGCCTGTCTGCCGTGATACGCATCACCCATTCTGAGTTCATGCTGTGGAAAGAAATCGTATTTGCATTTGGGGTTTGGTACAACTTGTACTGTTGTTTCATGCCTGTTCTCCTCTTGCTCTGATGGCTTCAGCCAATCCCTGCACATCGTAATCAGGCCATCCATCTGCTACCTTTGCACACGCTTCACGCTCTGCTTCTACTGCTAGGCGCATCTCTTTTTTTGCTATATCTTGTCCAAATTCAAAACCTTGAATGTATGCAATTGAGTTTTGTATTGGTGTCATGCCTTCTCTCCCCTTGCTTGAATGGCATCTGCAATGCGTTTGCGTTCCTTTTGTAAAATAACCAGCGTCTTTGTCTGCACCGGCTCACCAGTACCAGCGTGTACCAGTTTGATGCACGCCTCACGCTCGGCCAAGACTGCTTCTTCAACCAACATTTGCGTCATGCTCCACATGTCTGTAACAGCTTTATTAGCTGCAATCGGTTTGTTCATGGCTTCCACTCCTGGTACCAGCCTTCGACATACATCTCGTGAAAGGCCCAGGCCACGAGCCACGTCCAACTGAGCTTTTCATCGCGGGTGTAGTTAATCTTTGCCATCATCAGGCACAGGTTCTTGCTGGGTGGGGTCATCATCGCTTCATACTCCTGACAAGCCGTGCAATATCGTGCCCCGTGTCGCCCCGCTTTATCATCACCTTTTCCACAACCTTTGCCACTTCTTCAATGGTGTCGTTGCGGGTCAAGTGTGCAAACTCGGCGGGGTGTGAGTGCACATCCATATGAGCAATCTGGCGCTTGCGGTTGCCGCTGGTGTGTTCCCAGCTACCTTGCTTTAAAGATAGTTGCTCGAACGCCTCGTCCTCCGGGTCCTTCTCTGTCTTGTTCATCAAAACTTCTCCTTGTAAAACTTGCCGATCACTTCGGCCAGCTCGTGGATATGAAAGTCTCCGCCCTCACCACCAAAATCACTGATCCAGATCATGCCAGGCTGCAGACTTGGCTGCAGACGCCAGCCTGCAATCTGCACTTCGTAATGCTTGCGTGCCTGGTCGTAGCCTTGCGTATGCCCCTGGTCATAGGCCACCTGTGCCTTGCACGCGTCTTCAATGGTCATGAGGGTGTACTTCTGGCATTCTTCCCAGACAAACTTGGCGTTGTGTTCGCCGATGGCGCGTTGTTCAAACTTGGTCAATTGTTCCCACCATTCTGTAAATGTCATTTCTTTTGCTCCTTGATCCATGTAGCGATGCCCGCAAGGGTGTCGTTGCCGAACGCAGTCTTGAACTCATCAATCAACTTGAATGCAATGAGGTCCAGGGCCGCGTTCCAGCCTGCGGTGTAATGTCGGGTCACGGCACCTACGTGGTGCTGCAGCTTGCCGTTATTGACTCCCAATTCAAAGACCTTTTGTTGGTCTTCTGTTAGTCCCTTTACATACTCAAGGGCCTGTTCCAGTGTCATGTGTTCTTGCGTCATTTGTATTTGCCTCTTACGCCATCCGGTCATCGCGGTTCCTAAACAGGCCCGTGATCCGTGACCAGGCCAACTTGCGCAGGGAGATGTTGTCCAGCTTGCCCTCAAGCGCCATCACGCTGCGGGCCAGCTCGAGGTTTGTTTCCAACACCGCGTCGTAGTCTTTCCACACTTCCTTGCGGCCCTGCTCGCGGCCTTCGGCGTAGCCCTTGGCATGCGCAGCGCTGGCCACCTCCTTAAAGGTGCGGCGTTTGTATTTAGCAATCGTAGTCATCTTGATTCTCCATGTGTTCAAAAACTTCTTCGTCGATGCGCACGCGTTCTTTGTCGGTCATCTTGACCTCAAGCCAGGGCGCGGGCCGGCCTTTGGTATCGAGGATTTCCCACTCACCTTCACCGCCTTCGGACGGTGCCCAGTTATCGGGATGGCCGGATAGCCTGGCAGGCACGTAGCCTTCCCAGTGCGTCACGCGGATGATGCAGGGAATGCCGCAGACGTTGGATTCAAACTCGGTCATGCGTCTCTCCATTGCCATCCCAGCAGCAGCTCAGTGTTTTTGATCTGCTCGTCTGTAGGCTTGTAATACATCGCAAAATGGGTCTGAGGAGACCCGTGTGGATACAGTACCCAGTAACCCACAGGTTTAGGAGGCAGGAGAATAGTATATGTGTGCTCAGTCATTGAC